CGTAAATACTGCCGCCGTGCATTGGTCTGAAAGGTCTACCGCGTTAACGGTTACTACTGGGTTGGAAAGGTAAGTGCTTGTAGCCATAGTGTTTAATCCTCTTTCGTTGCTTTCTTATTTTTAGCACTTTTTTTAGGTGCCGGTGTGGATACTTCGTCGTTTACTTCGTCTGTTGCTTTGTCTGCGACTTCAATAATGAAACCGCCCCAAATAAGGCCGGCAACCTGTATACCCGGCTTGGGTACAAATTCTGTACCAACAACACCTAGGCGCGGGCTTTTAATAATGTACATAACGTCCTAACTTGTTTGGGCTTGCATTTCTATTGTTAAATCATAGGCGGCCATTTCGGCGCCGCCGATTATGGCAATGGTTGGCCGTCCGTCTGTTACAGCAACGTTTTTACCTAGGACTTTGGCGGCCATGTTCATAAGGCTACGTTGGGCGTCCAAGTTGCCGGGGCCTAGGGTTATGAGGCGTACGGGGAAAGTAATTTTAACTATGTTGTAGTTCCATGCCACAAACGACGGCGCGTCAATAAACGCACAAGGCGGCACAAGGTTACGCGGGTCGTTGACTACCTGAAGCCCTGTAACGGTTTGTAACGTGGCTGTAAGGTCGTCTAAGGCCTTGTTAAATAGGTCGGTGTATGCAACAGGCACTACGCAACCGCCGGCCTATCTACGCCTAAGAGTTGTTTAATCATTGGACTAAGGCCCATGCTTCCACCGGCGGCTAATCCGTCAAAACTGGCAAAGTCTGTAACCGCACCGCGCTGCCTATACAAGAAACCCGCATAGGCAATAGTTCCCAACAATACAGACGAATTAGGTACGGTGCTAAGGCTTTCATTGCGGTAGCCCGCCTCACGCCTACGCCTGTATGCAAATTCGTTAGCACTCAAACGGCATTGGGTTATGAAGGTTTGGTCGGCTGCAGTAGCGGTACCAATGCCTAACCAATCCTCTACTTGTGAATCTGTTGTTACCCAAGTGCACGTAGGGGTAGTAGTCAAACTTCCGGCAGCGGCCACCACGTTTACATTGTCTGCAGTCTTAGCAAATAAAACTTGGTTTGCTATAGGTGTTTGAATGTCGTAGTGAAAGAAACCTTGGTCGTCTACGCCAGTAAAATAATACTGCGGTAACGCAACCACGGTATAGGTACCGTTAAAGGTCGCGTCAACACCCGCAATAGTTACGGACTGGCCAACCTCTAAAGGGTCGGCGTTGGTTAGTAGTACTACAACCGCGTAATTGTCGGTTAGATACTTTTGTGTGACCGAATAGACGGCCATAAAGGCCTACCTTTCGGTTATCAGACGAATTTTACAAACTTGGTTGCGTCTGCCATAAAGGCTGCAGCGTAACCACGGAAAGCAATCGTACGGCCCATAGTTGCAGGTACTTCAACGCTGATAGCGCCTTTTTGCTGTTCGTAGAATTCAAAACCTGCGGCAGGGCCTGCAGCGTGGCCCATAAAAGAGCCGGGCGCGTGCTTGTCAACAACCAACACCAACCCAAGCGGGTTGCCGTTCCATGAAGTTGCAGACGACGTACCGGCTGCGTTTTGGCCCATGAGGTTAGGTGCACCCGTGTACGGAAATACCGGACGATTTTGGTCGTCTACAGACGAAGCAAGGGCTTGCCAACTGGCAGGCGTTACAACCATATGGGTAGGCAAGTAGTTAGATGTTTCGGAAATTTGGCGTGCGCCGTCGTAAATTGCTGCAACCCAGTCGGCACCTACTGCGGTGTCGGCAACGCTTGCGGTTTGTGTAATTGCTGCATGACAAGTATCTACCGCGTAGTTGTCGGTTGCTTGACCGTAGGCAATCGCCAACTGATTAAGAATAATGTCAATGCTGCTTGGGTCTGACCAGTCCAAATCCTGTTCCGAAACGGTGACGTATGTACCGAAACTTAGTTTTGAAATGTCGTTATTTGAAACCACAACGGTTGAAGCATTAAGCGGGTCAAACTGTGCTGCCTGCTGTGTTACTACCGGGCGGGTCGTAATTTTTGGACGGCGGAAAGTTGCGCCTGCGGTAGGCATTGCGCGTGTACCGATAGCCGACACAAACGGTCTGATTGGGTTAAGCGAATCGTACGTGCTGCCGGTTATGATTTCTGGCAAAATTCCTGGCGTACTTTCAGTATTAATATAAGGTGCAACGCCCGGCGCTGCCTCAATACGTGCCGCGTTAATGTTTGCGTTTAGTTGTGCGAAATCTGCACCGCCGCGAACATAACTTGCAATGTATTCAGAGGTGCTAGGCAAACGCAATTTACGCGGCTGCGCATAAATGGTTTGTACTGTTGAAGCCTCAACTACTGCAGGGGTTTCTACTGGGTTTGACATATCGGTTACTTCCTTTTCTGTGTCCTGTTCTACATTTAACTCTACTTCGTTTTCGTTTTGGTGGATACTCGCGGCCACCCGTTCTACTTTGGCAGCCTCAAACGCGCCATATGGGAGTAATGACAATTCCTGCCACGACGCCTTGGTAACTACCATGGTGCCGGCCTCATCAAAACTAAATTCTTCCGGGGTTACACCAACGCTAAGGCTATCTAAAACGCCGTCCATGGCTAATTGCAAAGACTCATTGCCTAGCATGGTTTCGCTAATTTTGGCCTCAAACATTACGTAGTTGTCTACTTCAGTCCTACTGAAAACGACGCCAATAGGCTGCGTACTGTCGTGGTAGAGGTACATTTTGGGGTTTTTGCCCTCTAGTGGTAGCGCGCCTTTTTCAAAGCGCACTTTCTGCCCGTCACTCACTACCGCGTCTACGCCGTATTCAATGGCGACGCCGGCAAGGGTACGACGTGGCAGCGCGTCACCTTGCGCGGCGTCAATCTTCAACTCTTGTGGGGTTAATCTAAGCATTACTTTGCCTCAATTCTTCGGGCGTTTCTTGTACTTCTACGTTGGTGTTGTATTCGTTTGATAAATAACTTTCAATATCAAACATAACACCGGTGCCACGTGGTAGCACGTTATCCGCGCTAAGGGTTTCTTGTATGCAGTCAATGTACGGTTTTACGCCAAACGTGTAAAGGTCTCGCGACGCTTCGCTACTTGAAACATAACTGTAATTTCCAATGCTCACGGAAACGAGGTACGCGGGTACGTTGGCGAGACGGGCAATTTCTTTACTTTGGTATTCTGCAGCGTCAATAAGTAGCATTTTGTCCGGTGTTGCAGTATTTGGGATTACCTCTACAAATTCGTTAATAGCACTAGTGGCATTTGAGTAACGCGCTTCGTCGTAAGCGGCTGCAAGGTCGCGCAATTCTTGTGGTGACATAGGTTCGCCACCAACTTGCCTAAGCGTTAAAGCCGGTTGCAAACTCATGGCGTTGCGGTTACGGGCCTGTTCCAACTTAAGCGCGGTATCTACTGACGTTGCACCGGTGTAAATAAGGCCCTGAATAGGGCTTAAAAACTGTACGCAATCTTCCCAACGAATAGGTAAACCCTGAAACAAAATTTGTTTAGACGGGCCAAACCATACGCCGGACGCTTGATTTTGGTCTTGTGTTGTAACAATCGCGGCGGGCAAACGTGTAAACGCTGACGGGTAGCCGTCGGCTGTTCGTTCTGTAATGTACCAAAACGCACGTCCATAAAATAATAGGTCATCAAACGTAAAACTTAAAATAAAGTTATTTGTAACGCCTTTGTCAATACGACGCAACCAACTACGCGGCGCTTCCGGCACCTTTTCCATTTCGTCGCCGTTCCACATTTCTTTGTACATCACCAACGGCAAACAACCAATAACACTTGCCATAAGGTCACGTGCACGCGAGATAGTAGGCACTTGCATAAAACGGCTACGCATAACACCATCTGAATAGGCGTAAAAGTTGCCAATTTGTGACGCGCCCGCGTTGCTGCCGGCAGCGGCTTTAACAACCTTTGTAGGTTCGGGTTTCTTAGTAAAAATTGCCATAAGTTTATTGTGTCACAATCTCGGGGTTTTGGGTGGCACTAGCCGGCGCCGTGCAATCCCCGACGGAAAGCAAGCCGACTAATGCCAAAACAACTTTAGCGGTTAACGCTAACAATGAACGGTTTACCTATGGCTTGTGGACGTGACGCCAACGCGGCTGCCCAAATCATGCACCGGCAAGCCTCAATAGGCCCGGGGCTTCTCAAACTGCTAACCGTTATACCGTTTTTTTCGCGTATCAGTACAGCCCGTTCTACATGGCTATTTAGTAACTGTTGGTTATTGTGCGTTAGTTTGCTTTCCAAAATCATTGCCCTAACCGCGCTAGTCCATTTCAATAACTCTTTGTAACCAACAATTACGCGCCTACCCTCATATTTCAACGGGCAAGAGTTTTCTAAAACAGGCACAATAGCCAAACGTAAATTGGGGTTTTCGGCTACTTGCTGCTCTACCTTTTCCCAAAGTTCGGTAACGGTTTCGGCCACAAACGCCAAAACAACATGGGTTTTATTATCTATTTGGACGGCGCGCACGGCTGTATAGGTGCTTTCGTCTAACGCCATTTCAACGGCTAACACTCCGCCGGGCGGTGCCTTTTCGTCTGTGCTTAAAGCCTCAAACAAGCCGGGTGCTAACCAACCGTTAGAAACTGCCTGCCAAAGGTTTACGGACGCACGTAGAAACGCGCTGCGATTCGGGCCTTGGGCTTCGCCTTGGATTACGTCCAATTCAATTAGCCCGCCCTCTAACGCGGGGTTAGCGTATTCCCAAGCCTCAACCGTCATAGGGTCAAGTGTTGGCGGTGGGCTAAATTCGGCAAAATACAGGTTAGTTTTTTCGCCTGTGTCTATTGCTTTTAAACCTTGGTCACGCCAACGCAAAAGGGCCGTACTCTCTTGCGTACCCGCCGTGGACACAAGCAAACAAAGAGGGTTACGCCGGGCGCGTTGAGACGGTAGTAAACCGTCGTCTATGGCGGCCTCTGAAATTTGCCATACTTCGTCTGCCGTGATTAGGTCGCAACTGTAACCGTGACCGGCTGCCGGAGTAGCGGCGCGAATGTGCCAAACGCTGCCATTAGGCATAGTTACCTTTTGCCGGCCATAAGACCATGAAACTTCGGCACCAAACTTGGCTTCAAGGATTGGGGCTAGGTAATTGAATTGCGCGGCCGTTAAATCCAATTTATGACTAACGCTAATAACCGTCTGCGGTTGCCCGCGTAGTTCAGTTTCTTTGGTTAGCCAATGCCCAATGACGGCAGACGATAAAAGACTTTTGCCATTTTGTCTAGCCACCGAAATTAAACCAATACGGTGCAACCATTTGCCCTCATCATCAAAACTAGTTAAACCCTCTAAACAATGCTTTTGCCAATTCATTAGCGGGGTGCCTAAAACCCTCTCGGCAAATTCTGCTATTTCCGTAGCGCGTGAATCGTGCCCACTGTGCGTAGTCGTTTCTAGTCTCGGCTGATAGCGGCCAGTTCCGGCCAGTTCGCGCAAACCCTTATGGGATATAGGATTAGTAGAGACGGGTCT